TGGACATTCCTCGGCGAACCGATCGAACATCCTATTCTCCAGGGCGTCATCAAAGGTAGGTGGCTTTTGAATGGCTGCCAGGAACCGTTTGGTCACTGACTGGTCGGCAACACATGTCAAGTACGCTTGATAATTCACGCTTCTGCTCAAGTCACAGTCATCTTTCAGCGCTTGGTATACCCGTGTGAGGTGTGCCTTTCGGTCACTAGAACTCAGATGGATTCTACCAAGAGCAAGAATAAATGGGGTGACAAGAGGAGTATCGTCGTGGATCGAGAAGGTGCAAAGACATTTTTGAAGGATTACTTCAGAGTCGCTAACCTCGATTGGTCGTATTGTGGTCGGAAACCGCGACAGCCATCGAAGAAGGTTGGGATAACTCTGTGGATTGCCTACGCCCAGTCCAACGAAGTCTTGAGCCAGGAACTCAATGACCCCGTCGGGTGTAACGCATATATCCAGAGATAGCCCCAACATGTTAGCAGCATCGATGCTAGACCTGTGAGATCCCCAGCACATCGCACAATCGTCGCCGAGAATGCGGGTGCCTTCGTCGAGATGGAGTATGGACTCCTCCCAAGGAAGATCTGGGAACCTCAGGGTGTTTGCGAGGAAGTTGGCAAACATGTTGAGGATAGTGTTCATCACAGATGTCAGTGGAGTTCCACTGGCAAGGACGTACTTGATCATTGACTTAACCGACTGGCCGAGACCGCGTGCTGCGAACTGAAGGCGTTCATCTTGTTCAAGTAGGTCGTGGAGGTCAATCTGTTCGCAGTCTGCGAACCATAAAGACCAGATCGTAGAGACAACCCTGCGGGTTAGCTCATTGTGACAGGCATCAAAGCGGGAGTAGTCCGTTGTAGTGAAACGGACTACGTCAGCATTGCCAATGGAGCCCTCTTCAGTCGGAGGGCAGCACCAACAACTTCCGTCATGGCTCAAGGAATCAGCGTACGCATGAAGATCTTCCATACTGTTTAGAAGTTCTTCTTGCGACTTGCCAATGGCAACACACTTGAATTGTTTCATCAAGCCAGATATTGCGAGGGCAAACCGTCCGCCCACTTGTTGGTAAGCAGGGTTGGGACAGGCTATGTTTCTTGAGTCTTTTGTTGGATCGGAAGAAACTTCGGTCTTAGTGAAGACACTCCCTCGACCGCCGGGCAAACCGTCCTTGCTCTGTGACAGGATGGCGTCATCAGTGAAAGGGTATTGCTCGTTGATCAAGAGTAGTTGCTTGTTAGAACGAAGTGCGAGAAACTCAGATTCGGTCATCCGCAGCATTGGCGTAGCGTATCCGTACTTGGCAAGGAACCAGGTACCGAAGAACTCAGCCTTCTGCATGAGAGCGATC